CAGTATCAGCAGCAGCCCACGGCTGAAGAGGCGTCGATCGTCAAGCGAGAGTGGTGGCGCACATGGGGCGACGACGACCCCCCTAGCTGCGAGTACATTATCTGCTCTTTGGACGCCGCTGCCGAGAAGCATAACCGAGCCGACTACACTGCGCTGACCACGTGGGGGGTGTTCCTCAACGAGGAAGAGGACATGTACCAGCTGATATTGCTGGACAGTATTAAGCAGCGTCTGGAGTTTCCGGAGCTCAAGCAGCTCTGCCTCGACCACTATAACGAGTGGGACCCCGATGCCTTCATCGTGGAGAAAAAGTCCGCAGGTGTGGCCATCTACCAAGAACTGCGCCGCACGGGCATCCCCGTGCAGGAGTATACGCCGCACCGCGGCACGGGCGACAAGTACGCACGCCTCAACTCTGTGGCTGACATCATTGCCTCTGGGATGGTCTGGGTACCTGCACGGCGCTGGGCTGAGGAGGTTGTGGAGGAGGTGGCTGGGTTCCCATTTATGAGCCACGATGACTTGGTTGACTCTACTGTCATGGCGCTGATGCGCTTCCGGCAGGGGGGATTTATTCGGCTACCGACCGACGACCACGATGACGAGTTGCCATATAGACGCAAAGTAGAGTATTACTAAGTGAACTTCAGCCCGAGGACTGTTCATGGCCGTAGATAAACCCCTGACGCCGCTTGACCTCGAAGACGAGGATATGCTGGACGACGAGGACGCTGAGCTCGAGATCGAGATCATCAATCCGGATGCGGTGACCATCGAGGATGAAGACGGTGGCGTGACCATCGACTTTTCCGGTGAGCTGACCGGTGAGCTGTTGGGCCCGGCGCATGACGACAACCTCGCCGAGTTTATTGACGAAGACATTCTTGGCTCCATGGCCAGTGAGCTGATCAGCGACTTTTTGTCTGACCGGGAGACCCGCAAGGACTGGGCAACGGCCTATGTCAACGGTCTGGACCTGCTTGGCATGAAGATCGAGGAGCGTGACCAGCCGTGGCAGGGCGCGTCAGGGGTGTATCACCCGATGCTGGCCGAGGCGGTTGTGCGGTTCCAAGCGCAGGCTATGGGCGAGCTGTTCCCAGCCTCTGGGCCGGTGCGCAGCAAGATTATGGGCAAGATGACGCCCGAGAAGGTTAAGCAGGCTGAGCGCGTGCAGAACGAGCTGAACTATCAGCTCACCGAGGAGATGACCGAGTACCGCGATGAGTTGGAGCAGATGCTGTTCCAGCTGCCGCTGGCGGGCTCCGCCTTCAAAAAGGTCTACTACGACCCGATCCTGCAGCGCCCCTGCGCTATGTTTGTTCCGGCTGAGGATTTTGTGGCGACCTATGGCGCGTCAGACTTGCAGACCTGCGAGCGGTACACGCATGTGATGAAGAAGTCCGACATCGAGGTGATGAAGCTGCAGGTCAATGGGTTCTACCGCGACGTAGAGCTGCCGGACGCTGCGCCGGAACCGTCGGATATTCAGTCCAAGTACAATGAGATGGCCGGTGAAGACGGCTCCATCGAGGACGATGACCGCCGGACTATCCTTGAGATGCACGTCACGATGAACATGCCCGATGGGTTTGACGACGCAGATGGCATCCCGCGGCCTTATATTGTGACCATCGACAAGACGTCCCGCACCGTGCTGGCTATCCGCCGGAATTGGTACGAGGACGACGAGCGTCAGCTCAAGCGGATGCACTTTGCGCATTACAAATACCTGCCCGGAATGGGATTCTATGGCACTGGCTTGATTCACCTCATCGGTGGTCTTGCTAAGTCGGCAACGTCCATCATGCGCCAATTGATTGATGCCGGTACGCTGTCCAACCTGCCCGCTGGCCTAAAAGCCAAAGGGATGCGTATCAAAGGCGACAATACTCCCCTTATGCCGGGTGAGTGGCGCGATGTTGATGTGCCGGGCGGAACGATCAGGGACTCCCTGTTCCCGCTGCCATATAAAGAGCCCTCGGGCGTCCTGTACCAGCTGCTCGGCAATGTGGTCGAGGAGGGCCGTCGCATCGGCTCCGTAGCGGACGTCCAAGTGGGCAACATGAACCCCGAGGCCCCAGTGGGCACCACCCTTGCACTGCTTGAGCGGTCTATGAAGGTGATGTCCGGGGTTCAGGCCCGTCTGCATGCTGCGATGAAGCGTGAACTGCGCCTGATTGCTCGGGTTATCCACGACTATATGCCTGAGCAGTACGCATACTACCCTGACGATGACTTCAACCGGGTGGAGGACTTTGATGGTCGCGTCGATGTTATTCCGGTGTCTGACCCGAATGCCGCCACGATGGCGCAGCGTGTGGTGCAGTATCAGGCTGCTCTGCAGCTCGCTCAGCAGGCGCCTCAGCTGTATGATCTGGGTAAGCTCCATCGGCAGATGCTCGAGGTGCTGGGCATCCAAGACGCAAGCGACATCATCAAGCTGCCGGACGATATCAAGCCGAAAGACCCGGTGACGGAGAACATGGCCATGCTCAAGCAGGAGCCGGTCAAAGTCTTCGCATATCAGGACCACGAGGCGCACATCGCCGTGCACATGGCAGCAGCTCAAGATCCCAAGATCCAGCAGATGGTGGGTCAGTCCCCCTTCGCCGGGGCCATTGGGGCGGCCTTGGCCGCGCACATTACCGAGCACGTTGCGATGCAGTACCGCGTCGAGATTCAAAAACAGCTCGGCGTCGAGATGCCCGACCCGGAAGAGCCGCTGCCCGAGGATATGGAGCGCGAGGTGTCGCGTCTGGCGGCCGAGGCCGCAGGCAAGCTTCTGCAACGGAACCAGCAAGAGGCCGCACAAGAAGCCGCGCAGCAGGCTGCCAAAGACCCGCTCACGCAGATCCAGATGAAAGAGCTGGAGCTCAAAGAGCGCGAGGTCGCCCTCAAAGAAGCCGAGGCCAAGCACGAGGCCATGGTGGACTTGGAGCGGCTCAAGCTCGACCAAGCCAAGGTTGTGGGCAACGCCAGCCTGCAGGAGGAGCGGCTGGCGGCAGACAAAGAACGCGATGGTGCCAACCTCGCGGCGCGTCTGGCTACACAGCTCGAGCAAACGGCGGCCAAAGAACGCATCGAAGGCGCTAAGATCGGCCTGAAGGCCGCAGAAAACATGGTTAAGGGAGCAGCCGATGTTGGACGTAATAGAGGTGATTCGGGGTCGGATTGAGGAGTATGAGACGCAGCTGGCCGAGTATCTGCTCGGCGGGGGCGCACCCACCCATGACGACTACATGAAGCAGGTGGGCAAAGCCCACGCATTTAAACTGATTAGGCAAGATCTCGAAGAGATTGAGCAGCGCTACATCGAGGACTGATCCTCGCACGAAATCGCCGGATGGTCCGGTGCAAGGGCAACAGTGGGCCCACTCACCACTGCGAAGAGGTACGATATGTACGAAGCGACAGGGATTGACGAGGATATCCTCGCCAAGCTTCCGGAGCCCGCAGGCTACCGCCTGCTCATTGCCACACTGAAGGTCAGCGAGAAGACCGAGGGTGGCGTCTACATGCCCGACAAGATCAAGGACGCCGAGCAGACCGCCTCCATTCTGGGGTTGGTGCTGAAGGTTGGCCCCGAGGCGTACAGCGATCCGGACCGGTTTCCGTCCGGTCCGTACTGCAAGGCTGGCGACTTTGTGATCTTCCGGTCCTACTCGGGCACCCGGTTCAAGATTGAAGAACAGGAATTTCGGCTTATCAATGACGATACCGTTGAAGGTATTGTGGATGACCCGCGCGGCTATAAGAGGGCATGACCATGAACGCACGTGCAGATCAAATTGACGACAACGTCGAAGTAGACGAGCTCGACGACGGTTTTGAAATCGAGATTGTCGACGACGTTCCCGCGGAAGACAAACCGCGCCGTGCGGCCGACGCCCCGGCCGAGATCCCGGACGAAGACGACCTTGAGGGCTACAGCGAGCAGGTGCAGAAGCGCCTGAAGAAGCTGACCTTTGAGGCCAAAGAGGCTGCCCGCCAGCAGGCTGAAGCTGCCCGGATGCGCGATGAGGCGATCAACTACGCCAAAAACGTCGCCGAGCAGAACAAAAAACTGCAGGAGGACATCCAGAAAAACCAAGGCTACGTCGTTGACCAAGCCAAGGGTCGGCTGTCCGCTGAGATCGAGCGGGCTAAAGTCGCGTACAAGAACGCGTACGAGGCCGGTGACGCCGATGCGCTGCTTGAAGCGCAGGCCAATTTGACCAAGCTGCAGAACGACCAGTACCGGTGGGACACCTTCAAGCCCGCCGCGCGACCGGCAGCGGAGCCTACCGCTCCGGCTGTTCAGCCCGCTCCGCAACAGCCGCAGGTAAAACTGACCGGCAACCAAGAACGGTGGCTGTCCAACAACGACTGGTACGGCAAAGACCGGCGTATGACTTCATTTGCCCTCGGGGTGCATGAAGAACTCGTATACAATGGTGTTGAGCCAGACAGTGAAAAGTATTACACTGAAATTGATCGGGAGCTTCGTAAGACGTTTCCGGACAAGTTTTCTGATGGTGAGGAAGTTGAGGTCCCCGCTCGCCAGAAGAAACCGGCCGCCGTGGTTGCCCCCGCTGCTCGCAGCGCGAAAACGCCACGCAAGATTCGGCTGACCTCGACCCAGGTGGCAATCGCCAAGCGCTTGGGGCTCACAAATGAGCAATA